CCGTCGCCGTCGTGAGCTGGTCCGACCCTGCCGTCGGAATCGAATTCACGAGCGCAGTGCCAGCGGTAGCATCTGCCTGGATGGTGAGCGCCGGAGTCTTCGACTGACGCACGGATGCGATGATCGCAGTCGTCTGCGTGCTGATGTCGGTCGACTTCGCGGCGATGTCCTGAAGCGAGTGCTCCAAGCCAGGCGCCGTCGCGAGCGTTCCGGACATCGCGTTGATGATCTGGTCGAGGCTCGGGTCTGTCCCGCTCTGCCCGTTCGTCTGCTGCCCTGGGATGCCGGCAACTGCCGCCACCACTCCACGGAGCACCGAGACGGGGGTCGTGAAGGCGTTGCTGATGGTCGACAGCAGGGCCTGGAGCGCCAAGTCGGACGAAGCGGATCTCGCCGACAGCGCCTGCGCGACCGCCACACGCCCGAAGAGCGGGTCAGCGTACGATCCGGCCAGGGCCTCGTAGTCCTTGCGCGTGACCGCCACCTGTCGGCTCTTGAACACGAGCCCCGCGAACGACTGCGCATGCTCGATGGACTCGGCGTCGTCCCCACCGGTCGACCCCTGCGGGTTGTTGATCGACAAGCTGATGGTCTTGCCGGACACGACCAAGGGCACGACGACCGAGGTGATCGTGTCGGCGAGTACGAGACCCGCCAAGCCGTCCGTCACCACGTACTGCACGACGATGCTCGCGAGTCGCGTCGGGATGTTGCCGGCAGTCCCGTCACCGAACCGGACCGTCGGCGGGGCATCGGTGTACGACACCTCGTACTGGTTCGTCTGCGCGAACGTGATGAACTGGCTCTCCGTCCAGGGCGTCCCGTCGACGGTCACGGACACAGAACCCTGAGCCACGAACTGAGGCGAGACGACCTTCTTCAGGTCGAACACCTGGTTCGCCGTCCCGTCCGACACGAACGTCTCGGTGACAACCTTGCCGTTGAAGCACGGTACGTCGATCAGGTTATCCGGCCCCTGCTGCGCCGGCAGGATGTCGACTTCCTTCGCTGCGCTGAAGATCAGACCGTTCGGCCCGTTGAACTGGAAGTACTGCGGGATCGGAACGGTGAACACCTGCGGCGTCGTCACCGCCACCTGCAAGTCGACGCTCGCCGAGACCGCACCGCCCATCTTGTACCCGAGCTGGCGGGTCAGGCGGGAGACAGCTCGCAGCGTTCGCGCCGTCGCCAGGTACGCATCCGTCGCTCGGCGATCGAGGTAGAAGCTCAGCGTGTCGAGCCCGAACGAGATGACGTCGATGAGCATGATGCCCAAGCTCGACGTCGAGAAGTCGTTGTAGTCGGCGGCGAAGTTGACCTGGATCTGCGCGCGAAGATCATCCTCGTGCGTGTCGAAGTCGAGGCCGGCGTACTTGACCCTGTTCAGATCGCCAATGTTCGGGGTCGACGTGTTAGACACCTGCGCCTCCACCACTCGGAGAGATCACCTGTCCGGTGCTCATGTTCATGCTGAGCGTCTGCTTCTTGCTGGTCGCCGGGATGAAGTACTGGATGATGCAGATCACGTTGCCGTTCGCGTCCTTCGAGACGTTCACCCCCAGAAGAACCACGCGGGTCTCGTTCTTCGCAATCGACTGCCCGACCTCGGTCTGAATCAGCGCCGTCAGCGCCAAGTTGTTGTTCTCGAACACGAACTTCCAGGCGTCCGTTCCGTACGACGGGCGCATCACCCGCGTGTTCTTCTGCGTCAGGATGAGCTGGATGAGCGCCTGCCTGATGAGATCGTCGTCGGTCGCCTGCGCCGGGAACTGCGTCGAACCCTTCTGGAACGGAAACGCGATCCCGATGAAGGTCGGAGCGGGCTTCTTCGTCTGCGGGTAGATGGTCGTCGGGGCGGGCATACAGTCCCTCAGTCTACAGGAGGTCTAGCGGGCAGGGGATGCTGAACGACAGCGACGGGAGCTTCGGCAAGCTTGGAAGACCGGGCAGAGAAGGCAAACCGGGGAGCTTCAGCGACGGGAGCGACGGGAGCTTGATGTTCAGGCTGATCGAGAGCGTCGGCAGCGAAATCGTGGGGAGCTTCGGGAGGCTGGGAAGACTCGGAAGAGCCGGAAGCGAAGGCAGTTTCAAGCTGGGAAGCGACGGCAGCTTGATGTTCAGGTTGATCGACAGGTTCAGCGAGATCGACAGCGTCGGCAGCTTGGGGAGCGACGGCAACGAAGGCAGCGCCGGCAAACCTGGGAGCTTCAGGGTCGGCGGAAACGGGGGCAGTGCGCATCGGGAAGCCACATCCTCCTCACGTAATCGGGATCACTGTACTAGGAGGCGGAGCAACCGTCGCGAGGACAGTCAACGTGCAGGTGTGCAGCGCCGTCGCGAGAGCTGCCGCAACGGCCGCCGCCGGAAGCACGGGATTCGACACAGCGGCGGTCACGGCAGGCGTGCACGGGGCTGTCGGCGGCGCGGTGACCCCAACCTGCGCTCCTGTGACCGGCACGGCGGCCCAGAACGCCAGCAAACCGGTGTTCCAGGCCGCTCCGAAGGTCGCCGGGGAGCCTGCGGCTGGCGCAGCGATAGCACCTAGAAGCGTCGACTGGAGAGCGCTGTCACGACCTGCCAGGACCGGTAGGTTCGGCCCGAAGGTGCCTGCCGAGGCGTAGCTGAAATACGCCTGGGCCATCTTCTGGGCCGCGACCGCGGGCGTCGGCTGCGGCGCTGCGAAGATCGCGACGAAAGCCTGCGTCAGCGAGGACGGGTCGAGCGGCACCGCAACCTCACTTCAGCTTCACGTTCTGCGACAAGATCGCCGGAGGCGGTGGAACGGTAGGCGGCGTCGACGGGCCGACACCTGTCCCGTGCATGTGCGACGTCAGCCACGTCATGAGCGGCTCACCGAGAACGGCGTGGATCATCGCCATGTCTCCGAGGAAGACGCCGCCGACCTTGGCGTTGAAGCTCTTCCCCGTGAAGTTGATGTCGCCGCTCATGACTACGTTCAGGTTCCCCGACCCCGAGTCGATCGCCATCAGGTTCCCCTGCGCGTCGACGATGTTGATGCCGGAGGGCGAGGTCGAGATCGAGTTCCCCGTCTGGTCGACCACCGAGAACGTCTTCGTGTTCGGGTCGATCGTCAGAATCGTGCTGGCGGACTTGTCGAGCGCCTCGACGATGAGCTGGAAGGCGTTGTTCGGACCAAACACCAGCGCGTTGGTGATCCCCTTCGTACGATCAGCCGTCTTCGTAACGTCGCTGAGCGCCTCGTCTCCAGGGTCTGGCTGGTGCCAGATGATCGAAATCGACTCCTTCCCAGCTTCGTCGTTGAAGATCAACTGGTGACCGGCGCGCGTGACGAAGCCTCGCTTCTGCGGCGTTCCGTCTGCGGCGTACGCGAACTCGGTCGGCAACGGGAACTTCCCGCTCGTCTGCGTGTACCAGCCTCCGAAGTACCCGATCGGCGTCGACGGGTTGCCGTTGTCGAAGAACACACGCACGAGCGACCCCGTGACAGGCGGAAAGAACGCTCCGAAGTTGTTCCCCGCTGCATCGAAGAGCGGGTCGACCCACATGGTCTGGAGCCCCTGCTGCGGGTCGTGGCCGACCTGCGGACACGCGATGCGGATACGCCCGCGCATGTCCGGGTCCGCGTTGTCGATCACGAACGCCCGGTAGATGTTGTAGTACACGCGCAGCGCACGCTCGATCCCGAGGTGCTGGATGTACTGCCTCAGCTCGTCGACTTCGCCTGCGTCGAGCGCCATCACGAACTCCCTGAGCCCGACGTGGGCGAAGCAGACGTCGACCCGGAACTCTGGGCGTCAGCATCCGTGGTGCCGACCGGACCTTGCTGCTTCTGACCACGGTCGAACATCGAGCCGACGTTGCTCACGGCAGTGAACGACGTCGACAGACCGCTGCCGTTGAACGTGTGAGTCACGGTGAAGATCGCGTAGTTCTTCACGTACTCCCCGGAGTCAGTCCCCAGGCGCTTGCCCACGCCTTGCAGCTCGATCAAGTCGCCCGGGAACAGGTTCGGCACGCCCAGCGTGTCGACCTCGATCTTGATGCCCATGTTGGGCTGCATCGCCGTCAGCTCCCCCTTCGCCTGTTGCTGGGCCAAGGTCGTCGGCTGGTCAGCATTCCCCGGCTCCATGCCGTCCCCGGTCTGCGCATTCGGCGCCGGCCGCTCCGGATTGGGCGCCGGCTCGTTGTTCCCCTGCCCAGACTGCGCGATGGTCTGCGGCGTCCCTTGCGCACCCGGTGCGAGCGCCGACGCGATCTGCATCGCGTACGGGTCACCCGTCTCGGAGTTGATCCCCTTCATGATCTGGCCGTACGTGCCAGCACCCTTCGGGAGGAACAGTGCACCCCACGAGTTGGTCGACAGGCCGAGCACCGGCAGCAGCGTCTTCTGGTCCCCAGTCGGACTCGACGTGTTCGCTCCAGGCCCGAAGCTCACACCAGGGAAGAACGCGAAGACGTACTTCGGCGTGTCCGTCGCGTGGATCGAACGCGGCACAAGCTGAAGCATGTTGTTGCCGACCTGCACGATCCAGCAGTGGCAGATGCGAGCAAGCCTCCAGATCTGGAACCAGTCGTTCTGCCAGCCTGGCGCAATCTCGTCCGGTGTGTCGAGCGCCACTTGCTCGTCGCTACCGCTGGTCACGCGCGAGTCATCGAGCGTGATGGGCCTCGGGTTGTTCGGGTCCGGCCCCGCCAACAGCGACTTGATGATGTTCCGCCGGGTGTCCGGCCCAAGAGCTACGCCGCGCCCGGACGAGTTCAGCATGTCGAAGCCGCCGGTTCCGTACCCTACGAGCGTGATCGTCGGGTCGGCTCCAAGCTGGACATCCGGCTTCATCAGCAGGCCAGTGAACACCGGCGACAACACTGGCCCCTGCGACGTCCCTCCGATGTAGCCGAGCTGCACCTGCAAGTAGGACGACCCCCACACGATCAGGTCGCTGTCGATGAAGTCGATCAGGTCCGACAGCGGCAGGTTCATCGTGACGGTGATCTTCGGGAGATACGCGAGCTGCATCTCCACGGTGACCTCTGTCACCACCGCCAGCGACAAGAGCAGGTTGTCCCCAGCGCTGAAATTCGCGTTCGTCCAGAGCGGCACGTTCGTACCGTCCGGGAGCACGATGCTCACGGCGCAGTACGGCGAGGAGAAGTCGTAGGTGGCCTCGGGCATGGCTTACTGGAGCACGTTCTGGAAGAGCGCCCCCAGGACGAACCGAGGCGACGGGATGCGTAGCGTCTGGCCAGCGTTGAGCTGCGTCGGCACGATCTCGATGTTGTTGGCCGCCGCGATGACCCACCACAGGACCGGGTCCCCATAGAACTGATTCGCGATCGTGTCGATGCGGTCAGTCGCGAGCACCTGGTACTGGATGTCGTCCGGCTGCGTCGGCATGGCCGGCATGTCCAGCAGGTTCCAGAACGTCACGCCGTCGAGCAGCAGGAGCTGTGCGAACCGGAGCCGGCTGTTCTTCTTGAGCGTGATCGTCGCAGCCATCCAACTCCTCCATCACGGGGTGATCTTCACTCCGGTTCCGCTGTTGCCGATGGCGTTGATCCGCGCTTTGGCACCTGCACCCGTCGCAGCTCCTCCACCCCGACCGACCCCTCCCGTCGCCGAGATGGCGTTGGCCAACTGCTGGATCGCGTTGATGATGCTCTGCTGCACATTCAGGTGCGCGGTGAACATCGCCTTGTACCCGTCGGTGTCGGTCCACCACTTCGGGTAGTTGATCGCATCAACCTCCGACGAATTGACCAACCCTGGCGTCGGCGGCGGCTGGTTCGGGTTCGGCGTCGTCCCTTCGGTCCCCTTGGCGGCTTCCGCCGCTGCCTGCGCTGCGGCCGTTCGCTTGGCAGCGAGGTTCTCGAACGCCACCACGACCGACGCGAGCTGCTTGGCGACATCCGCCACCTGGTCCTGAATCGCCTGGGCGGCGACCGACGTCATGTCGATCAGGTCGTTGAACAGCTTGTTGAACAGCTTGTGCAGGAAGTCCGACAGCTTCACGAACTGGACTTCCCAGTCCTTGATCATGATGCCGATGCTCTCGCTCGCCTTCTTGAACGCCTTGATGAATCCGCCAGAGATGGCGTTGCCGACGATGTCGGTGATCTTCTCGAAGATCGTGTTGAAGAAGTCGAAGACTCCGGTGACGATGCCCTTGATCTTGTCGAACCCCTGCTTGAACATCTCGGGGATGGTCGAGTGGCCGAACAGCTTGTCGACCTTGTCCTCGATCCAGTCGAAGAACCCCGCGAAGAAGTCCTTCACGTCCTTCCACGCCTTCGTGACCTTGTCCGAGGCGTCCTTGATGTAGCCCCACACCTTGTCGAACAGGTCCCCGAAGAACTTGGCGACCGGGTCCCAGATCGGCTTGATGTACTTCGTCCAGACGTCCATCACGTAGTTCATGATGGTCGTCCACACCGGCTCGAAGATGTTCGTCCACAGCCACGAGATGGTGTCGGCGATCATGCCGACGACCCACTTGATCGTGCCCCAGAGGATCTTCACGAAGATCTTGACGATGCGGTAGATGATGTAGCCGATGGTCTCCAGCGCCGCCCAGATCGGCTTGATGACCACGCAAATCGCCTCGAACACGAACTTCGCGATGTTCCACAGCACTTCGAGCGACTTGACGATCACCTTTCCGACGAAGTCGTTGACCTTGATCAGGAACTTGATCACCGGCCGGACCGCCGCGACAATCTTCCCGAACGTCGTGTCTCCGGCATCGCCTGCGTCGTTGACGCTCTTCGTGACGTTGTCGATCCAGTCCTTGATGTCCTGCCAGTACTTCAGGATCGCGCCCAGCGGGTTCATCAGAACGCCGAGCACGGTGGACAGCGTGTCGTAGAACGTGTCGAACCCCTTCTTCAGGGCATCGAAGAAGTCCTTGAACTGCGGGAACGCCTCGCCGAGGGCGTCGAGAACGCCGTCCACGATCCCCTTCGGAATCGACAGGATGATGTCGAGCAGGCTCTGCATCGCGTCGTACACCGCGATGGACAGCTTCGGCAGCCACTCGGTGATGAGCTTCGGTCCCTGGTCGAAGAGCCACTTGATCCCATCGACGACGGCCTTCGTCAGGAACTTCATGATGTCGTGGGCGCCGTCGTGCAGGAACCCCTTGATCTTGTCGACGACGTTCTTCGTCTCTTTCGGCCAGGCCATGAAGCCGACCGTCAACGCCGCGACCGCCGCGATGACCGCCACGATAGCCCCTTCGACCGAGAACAACGCCCCGGCCACCGTCTCCAGGACAGGCCACAGCGTCTCGATGACACCGCCAAGCTTCGTGATGACACCGAAGATCGGCGTGAACTTGGCCAGCGCGAACGCGCCGGTGATGAGCCCGGCGGACGACTCGAACGTCCCGGCGACCTTCTCCTTGAAGCTCTTGCTCGGGTCCGACCACAGGCCAGTCAGGTCGTGCCACCAGCCCTTGAAGTACTCAACCAGCTTGTCCTTCACGAACTTGAAGGCCGTCTTGATGATCGAGTGAAGCGCGTCCCCGATCTTCGCAGCAGTCGAGGCACCTTCCTTCGACTTCGGGTCGATTCCCGAGATGAGCCCGTGCAGGAAGTCCTTGGCGACCCTCTTCAGGATGGCCATGCCCTCCTTCGCCTTGGCCGACACCTGCTTCCAGATTCCCTGCCAGTCGACCTTCTTGGCCTCCGCAGCGACAGTCTTGAAGATCCCCTTCAACGCCGTCACGCCTTGCTTGACGAGCGCCGGGACCTTCTTGAACAGACCTCGGATGTCTTCTCCGATCTGGTCGATGGCCTGCTGCGTCGTCTTCCCCTTCAGGCGCAGGTCTGCGAAGCGCGCCCCGAGGGCTGTGATGGCCATCGTCGCCAACCCGATGGGGCTCACCAGGTGCTTGAAGCGGAACCCCATGGCTCCCAGGGCTCCGATCATCGGAGTCGCGCGCTCGACGATGGTGCCGAAGACCGCCGCCATCGGCCGCAGCGTTTGCGGCAGCAGCGCCTTGGCACCGATGGCGTCGATGTCCGCCATCTTCTCGACGAGCTTGCCCATCGGGCCGCCCTTCTTCACCAGGCCCTGGAGCGTCTGCGTGAGCTTGCCGAACTCCTTCTGCGAGTCGGCCACGAAGTGCTCTCGTGCATGACCCAGGGCGCGGAAGCTGGCAATCGCCGAGTCCTTCGCCATGTCGTACGCCTCTTGAAGCGTACGGCCCGTCGAGAACCCCTCCTTGGCGATCTGACCCAGGTCCTTCGTCGCGTGGCGCGTGTCCGCCATCGTCTTGAGCATCGCGTCGTCGGCGTTCGAGAACATGTTCACGAGGTCGGCGGTCATCTGCTCGCCGAGCACACCGCGCAGGCGCCCAGCCAGGAAGCCCATCGACTGGCTGACGTTCTTCCCCGACTTCTTCGCCGCGATCACCATCTTCGCGATGCCGGTGACCAAGCCCTGCGGCCCCTTGCGCATCAACGAGAAGGCGTCCTGCACGTCACCCGTCGAGATCGCCAAGTTCTCGGTGAAGGCGCCGAGTTCGTCGGACGTCCCCGAGAACATGTTCTGCATGTTCTCCTGCTCACCGACGAGCGTGTCGGCGAGCTTCATCGCGATCTCTTTCGCCTGCTCCTGCGAGTGCCCCATCTTCCCGAGACCGGCAGCAACGGCCGCCGTCTGCGCCGCGAAGTCCGCAAGCTGATCGGGCTTCATCGCCTTGCCCATCGAGGCGGCGTGGCGAGACAGCAGGTCCATCATCCCTGGCAGGTCCGCCAGGGCTCCACCCACGTTTCCAGTCGCCTGCCCGAACGACACGAAGCTGCTCACAACTTGGCTGATGTCCTTGTCAGCGAAGTGGAACTGCTTCCGCATCTTCTCCATCGACTTGCCGAACTCCTTGGCGTTCACCCCCGTCACCTCGGAGAGCTTCGCCAAGTCCTCGGCCGACTTGATCCCGACCGCACGCAGCGACTCCATCGAGTGCTGCCAGGCGTAGGTCGCGTCCGCCGCGGCGTTCACGTCGATGTTCAGGCCGAGAGCCATGCCGCTCACCTTGCTGGTGAACTGCACAGCGTCCTTGCCCATCAAGCCCATGTTCACGGCCGCCGCTCGGGCGGTCTTCGCCATCTGCGCGCCCTGTGCCTCCAGGCTCGTCGTCAGCTCCCCACCCTGCGTCGCGATCCCGTGAATGTGCTCGGCGATGGCGTTCAGCTTGTCGAGCGCGACGGACTGGATGAACGTCTGAAGCCGGTTCTGCTTCAGGACGTCGTTGAAGACCTGCATCGAGTCCTTCATCTTCTTCAGGATCTCGACGATCTTCTTTCCACCTCCTTCGACCTCTCCGGCTCCTTTGCTCTTGAACCGTTTCGCGATGGCGATGAACGGCACGCCTAGGGTACTGAGCCCCTTCTTCGCAAGATCGGCGAGCTTCGCCTTCAGCGTGTCGAACTTGTTGAACGCCGGCTTGAGCGCGTCACCGACGTGGCGGAACTGCTCTCCGATCTTCCGCTTGAACCGGTCCAGCGGGTCCGCCAGGTGCTCCAGCTTCTGCCCCAGGGTGTCGAAGGGCGCCATCACCTTCGACCCCAGGCCCCCCATCGCGTCCGTCAGGCGAGAGAACCCCTTCGAGATCTTGTCCTGGAGCTTCTCCAGGCCGAGATCCTTGGCTCCGAACGAGAAACCGAGACCGAGGAAGTTGAGGGCCATCTACACCTTGTTGCGAACACGTGTTCGTTACTTGCGCTTCAGCTTCTCCTCCCGTCGTCGTTCGAGTTCGATCTTCCTGGCGATCATTCGGTGCCGTCGGGACGTCGGCATCGCCATGACCTGCTCGTACGACAGATGCCACACCTCCATCAGGTAGAAGAGTTCTTCTTCCAGTCCCTCAATGCCCGAGATGGGAAGAAAAAACCGGTCTGCCCCACATCGAGATCCTGCTTGAAGTCATGCTGGCAGTTCGGGCACGACATGTCCATCGAGGTCTCGACGCCACCCTCGTTCTCCTCGAACGACATCTGGATGGCCTCCATGTCCCGCAGCCCGAGGTTCTTCACGAGGTGCAGATCCTTCGGCTTGCCGGCGACCGGCTGCTTCTGGACCTTGGCGCCGTTCAGCTCGTCGAGCCGAGCGAAGACGCTAAGCGAGACCTTGTCCATGCCGCTCTTGCCGAACTTGGCGATCAGCGCCTCGTCGTGACCGGTCATCACGTGGTACTTCACGGTCTTGCCGGTCGGGGTCTTGCACTCGTACTGGCGCTTCATGGGATCAGCCATCTTCCGAACTTCCAGTTCGGACAGGTCAAGCATGAAGAGCTGGTTCACCTCGCACGCTGGGCACTTCTGCACGAACGGGTACGTGTCCCCGAGCGACACGCGCCGGATGCAGAAGATCAGGTACGTGCGGTCCCCGATGGTCAGGTCGAGGAGACGGTCGCGGTACTGCTCGTCCGACTGGCGGTACTTGCCCAGCCGAGTCACACAGCGAACGAGCAGCTCGGACAGCTTCTTTTCCTCGGCGATCTTCTCGTTGGCGAGCAGGTCTTCCTCGTTCGCCGTGATCTCCTTCAGCTCGACGTCGTTGACCAGCTCCTTGCTGTCGGGATCGATGTAGCCGCACGGCAGCTCGTAGATGCCGATGGGCGCCTTGGGCTCCTCCAACTGCTGCTGGTTGAGCAGGTGAAGCTTCTGCGCGGTGTTGTCTGCCGGTTGCGTCATGTCAGCTCCTCGTGGTCTTCATCAGGGGTTCGGCCTCGGCGCCGTACATGCGCAGAAGCGACTTCAGAGCGTCGGTCACCGTCAAGCCGCGAGCGTTCACCATCCCCTTGAACTGCTCGTAGCTGGCCGGATCGACCCACACGTTGATCTTCACGTCGGTCCCGTCGTCCTGGTACATCTCCAGGTCGTCGAACCGCTTCTCGTCCGAGACGTACTTGCCGATCAAGTACCGGACGAGCGAGCTGGTGCTCGTGAAGCCGTTGAACGCCTTCACCTTGTCGAACAGCGGCCGGCTCACCCAGAAGTTCACCGGGCGGTGCTGGTCGTCGGGCGTGCGGTGCCTCGCCGGTTCGTCGGACTGCCGGCTGACGATGTCGGTCGCCATGTCGCAGACGCGGCATAGCACCGTCCCGTTCGCGGCGGTCTTTCGATTCGTCGCGGGATCGTCGACGAACGCCTTCTTCCCGCCCGCCTCCTCCGGGACAATCATCTTGACCCGGAGCCGATCCTTGTTGCCGCAGTTCTCGCACTTGAAGCGATGCTGCTCCAAGACGAGCTGCTCCCAAGACGGCTCTCTCGCCTGCCCCGATCCCACACTCTCGTCGAGGCGGAGCGGAGCCGGCTTCTCGTCATTCTGCATGAGGCTAGTTCTACACCAGCCCCGAGGTAACGCGCAACAAGCGCCTCAGATCCGTAGAACTCGACGCAGGTTTCGCTCCAGGCTTTCCTCCTTCGGAGCGATCTCGTCCTCTGCCTCACCTGCGGGCGACTTCCGCCGAAGCACACCCCCGAGGGGCACCTCGAAGGCTCCGACGTTGGCGCCGGTCGTGGCTCCGGCAACGCCGAACGTGCCAGTGCTCGATCCTCCACGACCGCCCCCGCCGCCTCCCGCCTCGGAGACGCGCAGCTTTTTCTGCTTCTGGAGGGACTCGCGAATCCTGGCTCGGTTCCAGATCGGTCTCATGGCTCACCCGAAGAGGCTCAGTTCCTCGAACGACTCCAACTGCATCTCGACCTCGGCGATGGACACCGCGCTCGACATGGCGTCGAAGTCACTCGCCACCTTGTACCGCACCGGGATGCAGCCTTCCAGAATCCAGCACTTGGCAGGGATGCGCGGAGCGAACTCGAACGGCCCGATGCCGGCGTTGGCCAGGGCACTGATGGCGGCGTTCGTTACGGCCCCCAGGAGGGCCGATGCTGCGCTTCCACCGGAGATCGAGACCCCGATGCCCGTCAGCACGCCCGTGGCCGCAGTCTCGGCGGCAGCGGCGCCCGTCCCCGTCCCGAAGGTCGTCTTCGACAGGTACTGGATGAGCATCATGTTCCGCCGGTACGACGCGCCTGACGCCGTCGTGAACGGCAAGATGGCACGCGATGCGGACGTGCCTGTCGTCCCCGCCAAGATCCAAGCCCAGAAGTCGCTGTTGTACCAAGTCACGCCCTGCTGCGCGACGATCGGCGTGATGCTCGTGTCCTTGATGACCTTGCGCCGGAAGTACCAGTCCCCTTCGCCGAACTCGTACACGTCGTTCGTCATCTCGGGGGCCGTGATCCCGGAGAAGCCGAACACCGGCGTGAAGACAGGCAGCGACAGCGGCTGAATTGGAGCGACGTCCATCAGCCAGAACGGGTAGACCTGTAGGTAATCGGCGATGCCCGATCGGGCCACGGGATCACGCGGTTCCGATCACGTCGAAGTACTCGTACGCGACGTCCAGCTCCATGATGGAGATCTCGCTCGCCGTCGCGTCGAGGTCGGCCGCCACCTTGTGCCGGATCGGGAACGCCTGGTACAGGATGTACTGGCGCGCGGGCGTATCGGTGTCGATGTTCGTGTTCGTCTGGCCCGCCGTCGCGTCCTGCGGGTTGCCGGCGGCGCCCGCCACGCCCTTCTGGAGCGCCTCGGCGCGGTGGAAGTGCTTGATGGTCACGTCGGCCCGGTAGTCGCCGGGCAGGCCCGTGCCTTCCACCACGATGCGCATCCAGTCCCAGAACGTGGAGTCGTTGCGGGCGACTCCACGGGACAGGGTCACGTCCGAGGTCGTCGGGTTGCCGGGGAACTTGCGCGCGTAGACGAAGATCCCCTCGCGGTACTCGACGGCCTCGGCGCTGACCTCCGGCGTGGTGCACGCGGAGAACCCGGCCTGGGGCCGAGTGTCTCCGGTCTCCAGCGACGGGTTCAGGTACAGGGTGTTCGTCGCCGTCTGCGCGCTCACCTGGAAGCGCATCGAGTGCAGGAAGTCGGTTGCGATCGGCCTGGGCATCTGGATCTCCTACAGGTGAGCGGTCGGCGTCACTCCAAGGCTTACTGCTGCGCCTCGTAGTACACCGCGTACTTGTGCGTGCCGTTCGGCGCGTCGTGCGGCGTGTACAGCTTGCCGGGGTTCGAGAGCGTACCCGCCGTGCCGGCCGCGGCACCGTCCTCCAGCTCCGGGAAGACGGGGTGGTACGGCGACGTCATGCCGGTGCGGAGGATCGGCTCGTACTTCAGGCCGATGGACACGCCGAACCCGATCTCCTCGGTCCCGGCCGTCCCCGTGCCGCCGACGAACTCGACCGACGACAGGCTGCTCCAGCCCTTGACGCCCGTCCCCGAGCCCGCCGTGAGGGCGATGGTCTCGGTCTGCGCGTTGCCGCCGCCGTCGAAGCCGGTGACCACGGCCGACGTCGGGCACTGCGCCGTCGTTCCGCCGCCGGTGATGGTCAGGTTGCGGGGCGCTGCTCCGACCGCCATGCCCGGCGGGTTGTACAGCGCACCGGCGACGGGAGCGCCGGCCGTCGTCGGGACGTACGTGACGGTCCCGTTGACGGTCGCCGTGGCCGCCATGATGCCGGCGGGGTTCGCCGCCACGGGCGAGTCCCACTCCTCGGCGACGACCTGCGCCGCGTCGGGGTAGAGCAGGCCGGAAGCCTCCTCCGTCGCCGTCGCGGTGGCCACCACGGACAGGTTGCCGGCGGCCACCTGTGCCTGGAGCGAAGCCATCCTCGACAGGTCCGACTGGGTTCGGGTCGTCGTGATCTTCCCGTTCCCCGGGACGGACGTGAAGAGGTCCGACACGTAGATCGGGTTCGGGGTCAGATTCGTGATGACGAGTTCCATGTGTCGGGTCCTCCGAGGCTCCTACCTCATTCGCGAGTATACGGCGATCCCGTCAGGGCATCAACCCTGCGTAATCTGCTGGAAGCGGAAGACGACGAACTCGGCCGGCGTGTTCGGCGCGACTCCGACGTCGATGATGACCTGCCCCGCGTTGATCGTGGCAGCCGTGTTGTTCGTGTTGTCGACCTTGACGAAGAAGGCGTCCGCAGGCGTGTTGCCGGCGAAGTAGCCGTTCTGGAACAGCCCGAGCAGGAAGCTCGAAAGCTGGAGGTTGATGCGCGCCCAGAGCTGCGGACCGTTGTTCTCGAAGACGATCCACTGCGTGCTGTTGTAGACCGACTTCTCCAGGAACATGAAGAGTCGGCGCGCGTTGACGTACAGCCACTGCGGGTCGGGCGAGATCGTCCGAACACCCCAGACGGCCGTTCCGGTCTGCGGCGTCTGGATGAGCGGGTTGATGCGGTTCGGGTAGACGAGATCGCGCTCGCCCTGCGTCGAGACGTACTCCAGCCCGAGCTGGAAGCTGAGCTGACCGTCGACCGTCCCGGCCGGCGCCTTCCCGACGTTCCGGGTCGCGTCCGTGCGGGCGTAGATGCCGGCGATGTGGCCGAGCGCCGGGATCGTGTGCGCACGGTTGTTCTGGAGCGGGTCGGCGACCTTGATCCACGGCCAGTAGATGGCCGCCCACTTCGAGAAGCGGGCCAGCGTGAACCGGAAGTAGTCGACCGCCTGCTGCGGGTTCGACCCCTTGGGCACCGTCAGGATGATGAAGCGGTCACCGCCGGCCGGCGACGCGGCGTGCGTGTCGGCGTAGTCGAGCAGCGCGCCGGTCACCACCGTGTCCCCGGCGAAGTCGGGGATGATGACCTGGAGGATGTCGCTCACCTTGTCGAGCGCGTACAGGCCCTTGAAGCTCGCTTCGAGCGACGGGTCCGTGAACTGGTTCGGACCGTAGTTCGTCGAGTTGAACGTGCCGTCTGCGCCAGCCACCCAGCCGAGCGCCGTGTCGCCGAACTGCGTCGTGTCCTGCGTCTCGACGGCCTGCGAGTAGTACGCCACCGTCACGAACGAGTCGGTGGCGATCGGCTCGACCGTCTTGAAGTTCACGACACCCGAGGCGTAGTCGATCGCGTTTGGACCGACGGTCACGCCTGCGTAGGTCGTGCTGGACGTGTACGTCGGGTCGATCGCGCCGACGAGCGTACCGGACCCGTTGTCGGTGATGGTCTTCGTCAGACCGCTGGTCTGGCCCTTGAACGTGATGCTGACCGAGCGCTTCGCGATGGGACCGCCGAAGATCTGCGTCGCGACGACCGCATTGGCAGCCACACCGTTGCCAGCCCAGATCACTCCGCCGCGAGCGACACCGTCGAGCGACAGGGGCTCTTCGTTGCCACCGGCCGGATTGACCGAGATGTACGCCGACAGCGAGTTGATGACGTTCGGGAAGTACATCGCCGACGTCGGGTCGTTGAACACGATCCCGTCGTAGGTCTCCACGACCTGGTACGACTGCGTCCCCGAGTCGAAGAGCTGGATGTTCACGAGGAACGTCGTGTACGAGTCCGTCCCTGCGACGAACGCCGAAGCGTCGCCCTGGATCGTGACCTGCATGTTGTTCGCCCACGCACCCTTCGAGACGGGCGCCAGCGTCCAGTCCCAGATCTGGTACGTCGCGAGCATCCGCGCACCGGAGTGCGGCTGCTTCCCGGTCAGGGTCTCGAAGTTGTAGCCGCCGTGGGCGTAGTGGACGGTGTTCGGTGCGACGCCGTTGACTGTCGTCGCGTACGAGCTGTCGAGGATGGCCGGCGAGACCGAACCGGCCGGGATCAGGTTCCCGGACCCGTCGTCGGTGATCGTGACCGTGTTCGCCGCCTTCGTGTAGTCCGCGGCGATGACCGTCGCGTTGTCCGGCGGGGCCGTGAACACGATCGAGATGCGGCCCGTCCGACGATCGAACGTGCCGGTCGCATCCGCATTCGTCGCCGAGACGACCGGACCGCTGGCCGAACCGGGGAACACGAGCGTCTTGCCCGTCGTGACCGTCCAGTGCAGCGTGACGTCGTTCCCGGTCCCCGAGATGACGAGGTCGAGCGCCGGATCGGTCGGGTTGAAGTTCGCGTCGAGGATGTCGTTCGACGACCCCGTGAAGTCGGAGGGCGCGAGCCGCAACGCGAAGTTCGTCGTGGTGCCGTCGCCGGCAGCAGGCGTCGAGCCGTCGTTGAGCGTGACCTGCACCGCCGCAGACGCGGCTCCGGTCGGCCTCCAGCGAATCGAGAGGCTCTTCGGTTGGATCGGCGTGGCCCCGGCGTTCACGATCAGGTTCGTGATCGGCGAAGGCCCGGTGGGGCTGTCCGACTTGTGGAACGCCTTGACGGTACCGTCGGGCGTCTCCTCCAGACCCTGATCCGTCTGCTCGCTGAGGATGTACCCCGTCGCAGCGACTGCGTCGGCCGGCACGACACGAACGATGTAGGCGTTCGTTCCGCCGTTGGCGAAGAACGCAGCCACGCAGAGCGGCAGCACGCTGTTCAGCGTGAAGCCACCGAAGATCTGCGTGAACTGCGCGAACGACGTGACGAGGGTCGCTTCGTCGGTCGGTCCCTGCGGCGTGAATCCGACCGCACCCATGGTCGAGGTCGACACCGCCTGGATGGTCTGAACCGACGACGGGACTTCCTCGATGAATACGCCCGGAGACAAGAACTCAGCCACGGCGTCCTCCTACGACGGTGAGAGCGAGATCGCGTCCGTCTCTCTGCTCGACAATCCTGCCATCAACTCCGTAGGAGTCAAAGCTCTGCGGGCCGAGGATCGGCCTGAACGAGCTGCGAGGGCAGAGACTCATCGGCTCTAAGCTACTTCCCGTGTACGGGTGGCGTCAACGCCCATGTGCACGAGGATCGTACTCAGTGAGTTACGTCTAGGGTGCAGTAAGTTTCGAGAAACCGAGGACCGCCGGAGAACCGACGGTCTTGGAAGTCTGCGGATCGTTGAGGTCCAGCTCCGCCTCGACTCTGAGCGTGATCCCGAAGCCCAAGACTCGATCCGTCACCTCACTGATTTCGTCGAGGACGGTCGTTCCCTCCATGAATCCGCTGTACCCGCGCACGGTCCCAATGCTGTCGCGGACGTAGACCGTGTTGTACGCCTGGTACACCTTCAGCACGTACGTGAAGAGCGTGTTCACCGCGCCGCGGAGCGAGATCCCGCCTCGGTAGTGCGCGATGCACGACAGCGTGTACGTGATGTCGAAGGGATGCGCCTGCTCGGCCATCTCGACGGTCGGGTACCCGGTGACCTGCCTCTCCGGGCTGGCCCCCATCGTTGTACCCGGCACGCCTACGGTCACGGTCTTGGGGACCGCGCCGGGCGCCGGCACCTGGTACTGCTGCGTGCCCGGATGCCAGCGCTCCATCGCAGGCGAGATGTCGTCCCGCCGGATGAGCAGCAGCGGGATCTTGTACGTCTTGAAGACGTCTTCCGGGAACGAGAACGTGATCGGAATCCCCGGCAACTGGGGAGGAGGGTCCATGCCGGGGACGACCAGGCCCGAGTCCGGGATCGTCAGCCAGTACGAGTCGTTCTCGATGAAAACGGTGCCGGTCGCCGCCGGGTTCAGCGCCTTGCCGAGCGTCTCGACGACGCCTTCGTCGAACGCACGCAGCCCGACAGTGCCGTTCCGGACCGTGCCAAACTGAGCGTTGACGTAGTCCTGAGCGGCCTGCGGGCTGACGACGGGGACGCCCGGCGGCGGCTTGGCCAAAGGCCCTCCTTACGGAGCGCCTGCGCCGGCCGTTGCCTGCTCCTGCGCGCGGTGGAGAACCGCCTGCGGGAACTGCATCGACTTGGCGCGGCCGAGCCAGGCAGCGACTTCCTCGGGAGCGGCGCCGGTGTCGGGGATCGGCATGCCCATCTCGTCCGCGAGGTCGTAGATGAGCGACGAGGCCGCCGCGTCGTCCAGGTCGTACTGGATGGCAGCGAGGTCGGCGATCTCGGCCAGGAAGAGATCGAGCGTGTCGCTCGTCTCGGCCGGGTTCGCCGCACCGCCAGAGCCTGCGGCAGCGCCCATGCTCGACGGCGTCGGAGGTGCACCCTCCGGACCCCAGGCGCTCTCCAGCTCCTCGCGGATCGAGCTGAGGACGGCGTTCGTCCTCGGGCTGATCTCCATCTGCTGCAACGCTGCTCCCATGGTCTTCCTCCTGAGTCCTTCGTCAATCGATCCGGATGCCCAGCTTCTGCTGGAAGTTCTTGAACAGGCGGACGTCGTTCATTCTAACCCGGTGCCGGACCCTCGGGGGCCACTTTCGCCAGCCCTGGAAGTTGGACCGGGTCATTGCGTACGTCAAGGCGTGGTGCGAACGACGAAACTCCCTGAAGCCGGATCGTAGCAGCTTGCGGATCGCAGGTCGCCAGTGCGGCTTCGCCTTATCTGTACCAAGGCCGAACTCCAACTTCAAGGCCGACATGACCACGTCGGGGATCTTCTTCAGGCGCCTGGACACCTTCAGCTTGTTCCTCTTGTTCACCGCCCGGTGACCGATCTTGGACAGCTCCTTGGTGAACGTCCGCAAGATCTTCTTCTTTTGCTTGGTCACCCGGTCGATCGTCGTCTGCGACACCTTCTTGTGCACGATGATGGCGTCAGCCTTCGACGGCTGGAAGGGCATCGTCTCGAAGGTCCACGGGTTGTACTTCTCCAAGAGCGCGACCTCCTTCTTCGGCCTGCGGCTCTTGCGGCGGGGCTTCACGAAGATCAGCGTCCTCTGGACGTTCAGGCTTCGGACCTTGCGGTGCTTCGGGTCGACGTAGACGGCGAACACGTCCGATCCCGGCTCCCCGCCCATCATCATCCCGACGGTGAGCCCCATCCGGTAGGCTCTCCACTCGTCCTTCTTCGGGATCTTGTCGAGCATCTGGTCGTGCACGTACTTGGCCGCCAAGTACACGATGTAATTGCGCATTGCGCGCGACCGCTCAGGCCACTCCTTGAGCAGCCTCGGCAGGTCCAGGTTGCCCTTCGCCTGGATCTTCGCCGAGACAGAGACGAGGTGCCCCATCAGCTCTTCTTCCCCCGCCGCTCCTGCTCGTCCAGGTACTGCGTCGCGTCCGCGAGCGAATCCGCGAACGAAGGCTTGCTGCGAGCCAGCAGCTTCTCCAAGTCGATCTCGCCCTTGCCGTTCACGATGGTCGGCAGGCCCTCGGGGATCTTCATCGCGTTGGTCGCCCGATGCGTCTTGAGCATCGGCAGGTGCGCCTCGCAGACACCGACGATGCGGAGCTTGCCCTTGGCTCGAACGCCGATCTTCGCCGGACTAGCGCAGACGAAGCAGAACTTCTCCATCGCCCCGCCCGCCGAGAGCGGTCCCACGTACTCGTGGAAGTCGTCCCCCGCGATGGGCGAGCCACACCCATCGGTCGCCAAGCACTTGAACCCCGGAACTCCCCGTTCCCGAGCCTCCCAGTACTTCGTGCACGTGGCGCAGACAGCAGAAAGGCCGCTCTTCATCGCGGCCTGGACTTCGTTCGGGTCCAGCGGCATTCGACTCTACGGAGCGGTCAGCCTTCGATCGGGGTTGAACTCCGTCCTCCTCGACAACTTCAGCTTGAAGCCGGTGAAAGCCGGGCCGTCGAACGGGTGTCCGTCGGCCTCGGCACTGACGACATCGAAGTAGTACCCGGTCCCCTGCATGAACGGCTCGGGCTCCGTGTACGCATCGAAGAACGGCCCCTTCCACACGAGGATGACGTCCGCCTCCTTCGGCGGCGCCAGTCCGGCCTGCTCGACCAGGGCTCGCGCGATCCACAGCGACGCGGTGTGCACCTGACGGAAGCCTCGCTCGCTGGCCTCGGCCGCGTACTCGATGTCCGAGAACACACCCTGGAGATCGAACGGACCGGCGAAGACGGGTTGGACCGGCTCGCTGTAGAGCGGGTCCTTCTTCGTCTTCTTCAGGTCGACCTTCCAGTACTTGATGTCGGTCCCCGGGATCGTCCCGCTCTGCTCCGCTGCCCACGTGTCGAACAAGGCCAGCTCGCTGTCGTCGAGCTGGAAGACAGTCTGCGCCGTCACCGTGGACGTCGCCGGCTTGGCCGGGTGGAAGCACTCGACCTTGGACGGCTTGCGCGGTCTGGCTCCTGGGTTCGTGCGGGGCAGCGGCAAGGGTTACTTCCTCCGGAGCAGCTTCTCGTAGCGCTGAACCGCCAGCGGCACGCCCGGCTTGGGGTTCGCCTCGCGCTTGATCTTCTCCTTGCTCTCCATCCCGACGGGCTCGTCCTCGCCGGGAAACGGGACGGGTGGGTAGCCGGGCGGCATGGTCGCCATCGGATCGTCCTCTTCCTCGGGCGGCTCGCGACGCATGATGGGCTCGTCCGTGCTCATCTCGTTCTTCTTGCCGAAGATGTCGGTGATCGAAACCAGGGGGCTGACAACGGTGGGCATGGTCTCCTCTATCCTCGCAGGAACGGCATCGGGAAGGCGCTCTCCATGATCTCCTTGTCGAGCGACTCGATCTCCTTCTCGGCATCGTCGTGAAGACGCTGCCAATCCAGCTCCACCGTGCCCTGCGCACCGGGGAAGCCAGCAGGGTACTTACCACGAATCATGCTCAGATCCTGCTTCGCACGTGCGAGAGCGAAGCGCTTGAGCATGTCGTGGTCGCGCTCGGGGAGCTGCTCGATCGTGAAGTTGTGCGACTTGTACTCCAGGATCATGTTCCCGGTGTACCGCGGCACGGGCGACAGGAAGAGCTGGTTGCCTTCCTGCTTCCAGTCCGAGTCGGCCGACAGCACCCGCTTGGCCATCTCGACGAACTGGAGCGTCTGCGTGAACGTCGAGTAGATGCCGGCCGCGTTCGGCGCCGCGAAGACGTCGTAGGGCACCTTCTCGTCGATGAGCAGGTACGGGCTGAAGATCAGCGTCAGGTCGGCGTTGTTCTCCGGGAACACGACATCGAGCACCGTGTCGATGTCCGGGTCGAGCGTGTACGCCGGCATCCCCGCCTGAATCGGCTGCGCAAGCAGCTTCCGAACGCCCTTCTTCGCGGCGAACCAGCGCTTGGCGAAGTCGATGTCGTCCTGGATCATCTCGCACGTCAACTCGACCTTGACGAGGGGCGAACCGAGCCTCCGCAAGATCCACTGTTGCAGTTGCTCATTGTCCATCAACTGCGTGGGAGTCGGCGGTGTGGGCATCAGCACGCCTCCTTCAAACGCTGTTCACGGGCAGCTTCCGCACGCTTCCGGGTGCGGATGCGGTGGCAGTTCGAGCAGATGACCTCGTTGTCCATCAACTGGGTCGGGGTCGGCGGCGTCGGCACGGCTCCTCCTTACTGCACCTCGATCTTGAGCCCGAGATTGAGCTGCGTCCCGTCGGAGAGCGTCATCTTCGACATGTACCGCCAGCGCTCCATCGTCCCGCGCATCACGCGGACGATCTCGGCGGGCGGCACCTCCATGTCCTTGGCGAGGCGCTCGACCATGTCGACCATCTCGCTGGCGTAGCCCGAGTCGTACACGCTGGTCCCGAGGGCGTGCCCCAGGATGGCGTGCGTCGCCGAGCGAATCTCGTCCTCCCGCGACGGGTCGAGCTGTGCCGGAGCCTGTTCGATCTCGCCTTCGCCTCCCGGCTGCGGAGACGTGGCCGGCGGTGCCTTCGGAGGCGGTGCCGGCGGAGCTTCTCCCGCCTCCGCCAGTTGCCGGAGTCTTGTTGCGCGTGCCGGGTTCATTCCGATCTCTCCTCTTCCTCTTCGAGCGGCCGACGCTTCGGCTCCTCGTCGTTGCGATCACCCGTCAGCAGCCGGGGTCCCTGGCGCTGACGCTCCTCGACCTGTTCGGCCGGGCTGGGCAGGATCTCCTTGAGCTGGCGGGGTCCGTTCATGGCTCACTCCTTCGGCAGGGGAACGCCCGGCGGGATTTCGACGGCGACGGCGCTCTCGTCAGCGCCGGGCAGCTCGATGTCGTCGGGGAACACATCACCAACAGGATACGCCTCTTTCTTCGGTTTGGCAGCGGGTGCCGAGGGATCGTCGCGCAGCGCCCTCGGCTCGGTCGTGTCCTGGTCGTTCGGCGAGAGTGCGGAGACCTCCTCCTCGACCGGCTTCCCGGTCAGAACCTCGGACAGGTTCTGGAGCGCGACGCCAGCCTTGTGCAGCGCCGCCACGGCCTCCTGAATGCTGGTCCTGGCGTCTGCGACCGCCTCCTCCAGCACCGCAGCCCGCTCCTGCTCGGCGACAGGCCGAGGCGACGACGCAGGACCGTCCTTCACCTCCGACAGCACGCCCTCCAGCTCCTCCATCTCCCTCTGAATCGACTCTAGGCTCATCGGCTCCTCCAGCTCTCATCAACGAACACGTGTTCGCCCTCGTGACCTGTCACCTGCATGCACGTCCCGCCGACGGTCGGCTTCTGGCCGGGCGGGCACTTCGGGTGACCCGAGACGGCTACGCCGCCCGCCTCCTCCACCTTCTTGCACGTCCCGTCAGCCATCGTCTCGTACCCCGGCGGACACCCACCGTACCACCAGCCAGGGTACGGGCCTACCCCGACGATCCCTCCCGGATGGCGTCCGAAGCCGTGCCCGCCCCCGTGACCGCCTCCACCATGGCCGCCGCCCCCGCCGAACTCGACGAGGGCCTTCAGCTCCATGATCTTGTGTCGCAAGGCCATGCAGGTCTCCAGATACGCGAAAGCCCCCGCCCGTAGCGGGGCGAGGGCTTCCGAGGACCGAACCGTCTGGGATCAGAGGTTCAGGATGTTGAGCTGGCCGTAGAACTCCGGCCGGAGCAGCTTCTTCGCGTACCTCGTCCTCAGACCCTTGCGGAAGCTGAAGTCGTTCGGATCGAGGAACGTCGGGGTGACCTGGAGCGGGATGTACGGCGCCCAGACGTACCCGGCGTCGAGGTAGCTCGCGCCCTTCAGCCCGATGAGCATGAAGTTGCGCGTGAAGAACGGGTCCTCGTACAGCAGCCACTTGTTCTGGAGCGTCCCGAACTTGTAGATGCCGAACTGGCCGTGCTGCGTGAGCGGGCGCGGCATGTCCGCGGGGCCGTACGGCGAGTCGCCGCCGGACACGTAGATCGGCCGGAAGTCGCCGTGCGTCGTGAGCTGCGCGATGAGCGCGGAGACCTCGGGCGAGGTCACGATGAAGTTCGCCGGTGCGCGCAGCGTCTTCTTGTGGATGAGGTTCGAGATCGTGCTGATCTGCGTCAGCATCGAGCGCAGGTAGTCGACCTCGGGGATGCCGGCCGGCGGGATGCGGTCGAACGTGCCGGTGGTGCCCGTCGCGGAGGCGAACAGGTCCTGGATGATCTCGCGGTCGATCTCCAGCGCGATCTCCTGGGCGATGGCCGAAACCATCTCCGTCTCGGCGTCCAGGCCGTGGAAGGCGCGGAGGTCTTCCGCCGCCTCTGCGGACCACAGAGCCTTGAGGCGCCGCGGGATCGCCTCGACGGGGCTCTTCTTCACGTCGAGGTTGATCTGCGGGATCTTCGTGTTCAGCTCGCCGTCGTAGAAGTACAGCGCCTTGATGGCGTTGCCCGAGGCGGGTGCGGCGGTGAACTTGAAGTTCGTGAGCGCGCCGTTCGAGTAGTTGATCGTGCCGCTCGCGACCGCGCCCGTGAAGCCGCCGGTCCCGTTGTCCGTGGCGGACTGCACGACCGCGCCGGTGGCCGTGCTGACCTCCTGGATGACGACGGAGAAGCCGCCGGTCGTGTCGAGCGGACGCACCGGGTTGAACGCGAACGTCGCCGACAGCGGGTTGCCCGCGCCGCCGAAGTTCACGCCGTCGCCGGTTGCGAGGGGCTCGCCGTTGATGAACTCCGACGAGTAGTCCTTGTCGAAGTCGCGGGGGAAGACGTTGCCCTGCGTCGTGATCCCCTTCGTCGTCCCGTAGATGTAGTCCAGGTAGAAGACTGCACCGATCGG